GATCGAGATCGTGGAAGCCGACTACGCCAAAGGCACAATGGGTTACACGGTCTACGCCGTAGAGCCTGTAGCCAAGTAGCCAATAGGGGCAGGTGGATCCCAACTAGGGGTCTGCCTGCCCCACCCCCACCCCGGGGGGTGTGAATATCCGTCCTCGATATGTGTGTATTTCTGCCACAACGAGGCCGTGGCTTGTGTGAAAAGATATGGCAAATGGAGCTCCCCCCACGTTTTGCTCCTAGAGCAGGTAGCCGTGGCCAATGTTTAGCCGACACCTTGTAGTTGAGATTACGTTTCTCACGTCGCTCCCTCCCATTACAGGAAGGTCTACCCCAGTTTCCTGGTGTTCAATGCCCCGCTTCGTGCGAATGAAGTACGGCCATGCATGCCTCAGCTGCTTCCCAGCGCGGAGGACTTGGTGGTTTGTGCCAAGGAGTGTACACCATAGTTGTATGATGTCAAGTGATGGCTAGTAAGAAACTTTCGGTTGCAGAGAAGTACAGGCAATTAAAAGCCCAGACGGAAAGCGCCGGTATGCGTGTGTCGGAAAAGTCCGGCAAGATCGTAGTTACCAGGAAGAGGAAGAAGAAGTGAAAAGAAAGCCTGGCATCGACTGGAACAACAACCTTTCCGACTTTAAGTCCGCACTGGCTGACGCGGCCAAGGGTGTGGTTAATGTCGTAAAGTCGGATCTGGAGTCACAGGCTGCTACATTTACTAACCCATGGATCAATCTGGCAGGGAAAGCAATCGGGAAGAACCCGAACTTGAGGGAGTCGAGCCCGAAGGAAGCAGCGATCAATACAGCGACAGCGATTGCGTCGATTGCTACTGGCGGGATGGCAAAGTCCGCGTCTACTGTGATGAGTGCGGGAAAAGGTACGTCACGGGCAGCTGGAGCGTCTCAAGCAGTAGATAGCAGCCTGGAGCGACTGGCCCAGGAAAGAGGGGTCATAGACGAGGCTGAAAGAATGATTGGGATTCTTGCCGAGAAGGGGATGAAGTACGGGGGGCATCCTGCCGGGATGGCCAAAAGAAAAGAAATAGTAAAGCACATACAGGACATGCAGCTTCAGCAGCAAAGAAGCGCAAATGAAATACGGCGTTCCGCTGGAAGAATCAAGTATCTCACCAGAGGCGCTATCTTCGGAGACTAATGTCAAAAGGTAGAAGGGTCGTTCCCGCGGAAGACCGGGAGCGGTTCTGGCAAGCGCTTCAGTCTGGTCTGTCGACCGCTGAGGCTGCACGGATAGCAGGCATCTCATACAACGCTGCGATCAAATGGCGCAACAAAGCCAAGCAGACAGCAGCAGATTTGCAGATGGACCAGCTCAAGGGCGTGCGCGCCGAGGGCCGTGGCAAGGTCGACAAGGACCGAGTCGAGATGATCAATATGCCACCAGTCATCCCGGCTGGTCGCCTATGCCCAGAAGCACAGCAGGGACTAGAAGACTTCGACTATTTCCGCCGGGTTTACCTGGGAAGAGTCCCCTCCCCCTGGCAGGTGGATGCTGCATACAAGATCGTAGCCATGCTGGAAGATCCAGAGAAGCAGTTCATGGTTCTCAACTGTCCTCCGGGCGTGGGTAAGTCCACACTCTTTCACGATGTAGCGGTCTGGTGTATCGTTCGTAACCGCGCTATCCGTGTGATGATCGGTTCAATCAGTCAGACGCTGGCCAAGATGTACTCCCGTCGTATTCGTGAGACCCTTGAGCGCACGCAGCCAATCAAACCAGACCCCGAAATGGTGGCTCGAGGGCTGGCCATCAACGCGGAGCGATGCCTTTCCATCGATTATGGGCGCTTTCGCCCCAACTATGTTGGGGCTCTATGGCGTGCTGAGGAGTTCATTGTCGAACAACTCGACAGTTCCGGGCTGGATAACAAAGAACCAACCGTATCTGCGTACGGAATAGAGTCGGAATTCATCGGACACCGCGCAGATTTGGTGCTTTTCGATGACGTTGCCTCTCCGGAAAACGCTAAAGAGTCCGCAGCCAGGGACAAATTGCTGGAAAGATGGGACTCAATGGCCGAAGCCCGCGTCGATCCGGGTGGAATGCTGGCCGTAATTGGCCAAAGATTGGGACCTGGCGACCTTTACGCCCACTGTTTGTCCAAAGTAACCTACGAACTGGACGACTACGACGGCGAAGACGTAACTGATGTGTCCGAAGAGAAGGAACCAGTCAAGAGCCAGAAGTATCACCACCTGATTTACAAGGCTTACTACGACGAGCTGGACACTGGGCCAGCCTCAAGGCGCCAAGATGCCCCAGCATGGCCAGATGGGCCACTGCTTGAGCCATTCAGGTTGTCCTGGAAGGACCTTTCATACATCAAGCACTCCTCTCCATCCAAGTTTGATGTGGTTTACCAGCAGAAAGACCTGGCCGAGGATCACTATCTGATCAATAGGGTGTGGGCAACGGGTGGTCTTGGGCCAGACGGGGTGTTGTACCCAGGATGTATCGACAACGACCGCACGGCTGGATGGGTGCCAGAGGGTTTAACGCCACCCATCATCTCAATTGCATCGGTCGACCCGTCACCGACTATGTTCTGGGCGCTTCAGTGGTGGCTATACCAGCCAGAAACCAACCTGAGGTACCTGGTTGACCTGGAAAGGATCAAGCTTACGGCTGAAGATTTGCTTGGTTATGACACTGCCACCCGTGAATACTCGGGGATCATGGAGGACTGGCAGAATCGGTCGTGGGAATACGGATACCCCATCTCCCATTGGGTGGTAGAGATCAATGCCGCCCAGCGATTCCTTCTGGCACATGACTTTGTGCGCAAGTGGCAAGCCCTGCATGGAGTAAACGTGGTTCCGCACACGACCAGTCGCAACAAGTTTGACGAAAACCTTGGCGTTGAGGCTCTCCTTCCACCGCTTTGGCGCGCCGGGCAGGTTCGGATTCCAACCATGCGTGGGAACTGGAAGACCCTTGCCTTTGTTGACGAGATGTGCTCATGGACCAGGGACAAAAAGAACGGAACCGACCTAGTCATGGCGCATTGGTTTGCAGAATTGCACATGCCACAGTTGCGTCCAATCGTTTCTCCCCCTAGAATGTGGCGACCATCCTGGATCTAGTGTGCTATTTTTTATTTAGCACGCACTGGAGACTGGATGGCATCGAAGAAGAAGACACCTGCACAAATTCAGCTGGAAAAAGAACGCCGTGAATTTGTTCAGGCTCGACCCAATCTAGAAAAAGCCGAAGCTCGCAAGCGTTTCTTTGTTCAGAAGCGTGCAGCAGAACTTGAAGCAGCGGGTAAGCCCGTTGATCGAAAGGCGCTTCGTCAAAAGTTTGAAACGGGAGGAGTAAAGCGTGCTGGCTTTTACACAGAAACAGACCTCAAGAGAATCGCTGCGACGAAAGCGGCCAACAACCGTGGTTCGTCGGGCAAGGGTTCTACAACTTCACCAACGCGTATCTCATCTGCCCAGATGAATCAGGTCCGGCGTCAGTCCGTTCAGGGCTGGGGCCAGACACCTGCAGGTTCAACCAAGCCTGCTGCTACTTGGAAACCCGACATTATTCAGCGAACCACAGAAGCGGCATTTAATCCAAGCAATTGGATGAAGTGGCTTCAGGGAGCACAGAAGAAGGCTGGGGACTTTGTTGTTGGTGAAGCCGAAAGCCTTCAGGCCACATTTGTTGCTCCTGCATGGAACCAAAGTGTTGGGCGAATCTCTCCAAAGCTTAAGGTTCGTGAGGCTGCTCCGCTTGAGGCCGCAGTCAATACGGCTGCAACACTTGCAAGCATCGTTGGTACCCCTGCCGCTGGTGCAACCATTAAGGGTCTTGCCAAAGGCAGTAGGGCGGCGCTGACCGCATCTAGAACCGGAAGGATTCTTTCAAAGGCAGACGACGCAAAAGTCGTAACCAGCAAGATTGATGATGCGGTAAGGATGGGGCCAAAGCCGGGTGAACTTGGCGGGGTAAAAATTAATACCCCGGGTCCGCTCAAGAAGCCGCGAACTCCTCGTGCGACCAAGACGCCAACGCCTGTGACAAGGTCCACAACTGCTGGTGGCGTACGCGGCGCAGCCCAAGGTGCTAAGGGTGCTGCCGCTGGCGCAAAGGGCGCAGCAAAAGGAGCCAAGAATGCAGCCAGTGGAGCAAAGGTTCCTGGCGTAAAGCTCAGTGGTCGTAGTGGTGCTCCAGCCGTAAAAGTGGCAAAGAAGGCTCCGGTCAAAAAGGCTTCGGCAAAGAAGGCTGCACAACAAGTTGTTGAAGCTCCAAAGGTTGAAACAATTGCAAAGACAACCAAGGCTGCGCCGACAAAGGCTGTTGCCAAAAAAGCACCAGCCAAGAAGGCAACCGTAAAGAAGGCTCAAGCCAAGAAGGCACCAGCCAAGAAAGCCGCAGAGCCAAAGTTTGAAGGAATGATCTACACCGGTCCGCGCATGAATGCCAACTTCCTTGAGACAACCTCAAAGGCTTCTGGCAGCAATCTGGAAATGGTTTCTTCTGATGTAATCAACAACATGGTTCAGAACCAGTCAAAGGCGATGGCAAAGTTTGTTGCAGAAGGCGGAGAAACTGTAGCCAAGAAGGCAGCGGCTCCAAGGGTAAAAGCCACGAACGTTGCCAAGTCAACAAAACCTAAGACCACAAAAGCAGAAACCAAAAAGGTTTTTGATGTTGTTATTGGTGGTCAGCCCAAGAACATTAGGTCGGTTTCTGAAGCAACGTTCAAGACGACAAAGGAACTAGACAAGTGGACCGCAAGTGGAGGCAAAGAACTTCTTCGCGCTGCGTCTCCAGCAGAGCAGAAGGCTTTTGTTCAACGGAATAGCAAACTGATCAAGGAGTTGCAGGAAACGGTTTCCGCGCAGAAGAAGAGTTCGGCTTCTGCAATTCTTAAACAGGAAAGAAGGATGGCTCGATACAAGCGGGCGCGCCCAGAAACGCAAGCTCTTTACAACAGGGTTGCGTTTGCTCAGGCAAACCGTCAGTCTGAAACGGTTGGAGCCATCAGGAGCACGGCACGCAAGACAAAAAAGAAATAGGTGACAATGCTTTCCGCTGAGGAAATAGTAGAGCTGTATAGCTCCAGGCGAAAGGCTGCTGGCCCGCTGAAGGAGCAGATGCGCCGAGTGCGCGACCTGGCGAATGGCGATGTCGTCGTACCCCTAAACGAGCTTGACAAGAACGCTAAGTCATCCGTTGCCAACCTGCTGGTTCAGGGTCTCGATCAAATGTCAATGCGTGTTGCCTCGACCATGCCAAGCCCGTACTTTCCTCCAGTAAAGGAGGGTCAGGAAAAGGCAAAGAAGATGGCGCGGCAAAAGCGTCAAGCCATGCTAGCCATCTGGGACGGCAATCGCATGCAGCAAAAGATGCGTCGTCGTGCTCGACACCTTCTTGCATACTCGCAGTCACCGGTAATCATTAAGCCGAACTTTCGCACTATGCAGCCTTCCTGGACCGTGCGCAATCCGCTAGATACTTATGCAGCCCCAGTGGAGGACCCGGACGATCCGGTCCCTTACGACTGTATTTTTTCCTATTACGTCACAGCTTCGTGGCTTCTCCGAACCTACGGGTCAAATGTTGCCGCGCAACTTGGAATGGGGAAGGTTGACCCAGACCAGAAGTATGTAATCCTTGAGTACGTTTCTCCGGAAGCGATCCAACTGTGTGCCGCAGGGTCTACCGTAAACGACGACACGTTTGATGCTGACACGATTGGATTCGGAAACTATTCAGCAACCCTGCTGGAGTCCATCCCAAACAGGACCGGGATGCCGCTGGTTGTTATGCCAAACCGAATTACGTTGGATCGTCCACGCGGACAGTTTGATGGCGTGTTGGGCATGTACTACACGCGTGCTCGTTTGCAGGCTCTTACCGAAATCGCTATTGAACGAGGCATTTTCCCAGACGAGTACTTGGTCGCCCGCACCGGAGAGAACCCAGAAATCCTTTCACTTGCCGATGGCAAGACTGGACAGCTTGGAGTTGTCAAAGGCGGAGACATTACCCAGCAGCAAATCAACCCTGGGTATAAGACCGATATTGCGCTGGACAGGCTCGAGCGCCAGGAACGACTAGAGGGTTCAATTCCGGCAGAGTTCGGTGGAGAATCTGGAACAAACATCCGCACTGGTCGGCGTGGTGACGCCATCCTTTCCGCAACCATCGACTATCGGGTGCAGGAGGCGCAATCAATCTTTGAGTCTTCTTTGATCGAGGAGGACAAGATTGCTATCTCTATCGAAAGAAGCTATTGGGGGCAGTTCCAAAAGTCCTTTTACATTCCTGGTCGCTCGGCTGGCGGAATGTCCTTGTATGTTCCCAATGAGCTTTGGGACAACGACTTCCACTACGTTACGTATTCTGCTGCAGGATCTGACGTAAATGGTTTGATCGTTGGACTTGGTCAGCGTCTCGGCACTGGCTTGATGAGTAAAGAATCTGCACGCGAAGCAGACCCGCTCATCTCTGACCCAGATCTTGAGCACGACAGAATCATCCAGGAAGGAGTAGAGGCCGCGCTGCTTGCATCTATCCAGCAGCAGGCTGTTGATCCGAACGGACCATACCAACCAGAAGATCTTGCATACCTTGTTAAGCTTGTAGTAGAAAATGATGTGCCGTTGTTTGAAGCGGTAAAACGTACTGACCAGCGAGCGCGAGATAGGCAGGCTGCTATGGTTGTTCCAGGCTCTCCTGAGGCGATGCCTGGACTTGCCATGCCCGGAATGGGTGCGGAAGCACCAGCCATGGCCCCGCAGGGGGGCGGATTGGACGCGTTGCTGGCGCAACTCGGAGGATAAAACTTGGCAATTCGCTCGGATCTGCAGAACAAAGCGGCAAAGATTGGCCAGACAATGACGCCCAAGGTGCCGCCGTCCAACCAATACGGTGAATCAGCGCGCCTAATGCGCGGTCTTCGTGATGTTCCTGCATCTGCCCCGCCCACGGAAAGCGCCCAGCAGCAACCAAATCGACCGCAGCCAGGCAATGTTGTGGACATTCTCGCTCCCACAGCAAGGCCAAATGAGCCGATTACGGCTGGCGCGGACATTGGTCCTGGGATCAACTCGCTTCAGGCAGGCATTCCACTAGCCAATCCACAGAACGATGCCGTCATCGAGCTTAGGAATATTGCTAGGTTCTACCCCAATAGCGGTATTGCTGACTTGCTAGACAAGTATGGAGTCTGATGAGTTGGCAAAGAAACCTGGACAAGTCGTCCAGAGAGGTACTCAATAGAGAGGCTCTCCTCCAGGAGCGACAGATTGCTTTCGCTACGCAACAGGATCCGACCATTGCGGAGCGAATTGCATACATAAACCAGCGTGCCCCATGGATTGCGGCACCAACACAGATTGCGTTGGCACGCAGCTATGCAAGCGATGCGGCAATCGACAAGATCGCTGAGTTTGCCGGCAGGAACATCGTAGACAGAAGGGGTCAAGTTCCAGAACTGGAGCGTCCACGCGAACAGTACGCGGTTGTAAAGAATGTTCCAGCACAAGAAGCAAACGTTCAGTCAAACGGAGAGGGTCCATCCCTGCTGTCTCTGGACTCTTTCTACTCCGGGTTGAAGGGTATTGCCAGGGTTGCTGGTGCCCTGGGTCAGATTGCGCCAGAAGCAATCAACAATGCGGCAGCGGTTTTAAATCCCGGCAAGACAAAATCGCAAGGACTTCAGTTCTTTAAGGAGTATGCGGAGTCATTTAGCATCTATCAACTTGCTGCTAATTGGAGCGATCAGGGATCTGGTTTCTACATGGCAGACGAGCTGGTGCAGGAACAAGCGAAAGCAGCACGAAAGTTTCGTGGAACGATAAACAATGGATCGGCTTTCTCTGTTGGTCGTGGTGCGGCAGTAACTGTTGGGTTGGAAGAAGGTCTTTGGTACAACGTATTGTCTGGAACCCTGGACCTAATCACGCAATTAACAGCACCAGACCCAACAAGACTCATAGTCAAAGGAACAAGGTCACTGGCTCAGGCTGGCAAGGCTGGAGTTGTGGCAGGAAAACTTGGCGTTGGCTATGGCGAAGCACTGCAGTCGGCACGGGGCAACATTCCGCTTCTTAGCAGAAATGAGGCTTTGGCCTACAGGCGTGCGGTTAGGTCTCAAGCTGGTCTTCAATCTTCCCTTTCTGGAATGTCCCTTGACGTCCAGAAGTGGAATCGATTTATGGACAGCAACGCTACGGCGGTAAAGGTTGTCGATGATCTTGCAAGAGAAAAGAGTCTTTACAACATCTATAAGATGTATGACTTTAAGCTCACACCAGAGCAGGCGCTGGAACTGCAAAAGGCAGACACTGCAGAAAAAGTTAAGTATGCATTGGTAAACGGTTACGCCATTGGCAAGAACACACTTACCACCAACATCTACGACATCCGCCCAGGTTTCAGCCAACCAGCCAAATACCTTTTGAAGCGTAGTCCTCTCAAGAGGTCGCGCCTTTTAACGAACCTTCCAGAAAGTCAGATCGTTATTAACGGTGATGACTACGACAGGGCTTCGGCAATGAAGAACTTTTCTTTGTCCCTAAAGGGTGCTGGCGCTTCTGACGACGAGATTGCCGAATTCCTAGAAACCGCAAGCAAGAACTTCTTGGCAAAGTCCAGCGCGGATGACCAAAGGGACGCATACAAAATCTATGAACAGCTGGTGTCAACCGTTTTAAACAAGAACGGGGTGCGCAAAGAGGTTGTCGACGACATCCTTCGCAGGCCACGGCAGTCCATGGAAAAGCTTCGGTCAATCATGATCGAGCGTTCCGGCATTCCAACTGACCACAAGTTCATGGGTTTGTATGGAAGCCTGCTAAAGAACCATCTTCCACCGACCGTATACAACGATTTCATTAAGCAGGCAGCAGAAGTCGGCGGATCAGCCCACGGAATCGTGCGACCAATGCAGCTTTCGGAGCTATTCGATAGGGTGCAAACGCTTCCGGATTACCGCGAAATCAGAAGGCTGACGAACAATCCGTTTATTTCGGAAGCCCTAAACAACGTACCCAAGGTAATTAGAAAGCCAACCATGGCTCTGACTACCAAGCGAAGGCTGTATGAGGACGTAGAAACAATTCTTGATCCGGCCAGATACGAAGTTGTTCAGAGCGAGATACGTAAACTTGCTGGAAGAAAGCGTTCTGCACTTCAAGAAGCTCAGTACAAGCAGCTTCTGAGTGAGCGCGAAAGCCTGGTAGAAGTATCTGACAAGCGCCTATTTAGTGGCGAACAGCGTGGGTATTTGACATTTCTTGACCACCTGCAGAACAGAATTTGGAAGCCACTCAACCTTGCAACAATCGGGTACATCCTTAGAAATGCAATGGACGCACAGTTGCGTATGGCCTTTGGTGCACAAACCGGAATCCTAAACCACCCATTTCAGTACATGGCTCTTGTTGTTGCAGAAACAAAAGAGTCGAACAAACTAAACAAGCTATTTCGTAAAGCTGGATTCTCGATGAAGAATCGTTCAATCCTGGGCGAAACTCTTGTCGCCTACAAGAACGCAGAAGGATTGAGGAGGGAGCACGCCGAACTCCTTAACTTCAATATGCGTCAGCAGGGTCTTGGAATGCATACGGTTGGCACCCACCTGCGAGCAACCAATAACTGGCGTCCCGTGTCCAAGTTGGATGGAGAAGAGCAATACATCAGGGGCGTGCTGCAGCAGGTAAGGCTTGCCAACAAAGATGAACTGCAAAAGACAATTGCTAGATCAATTGCATTCGGCGGCGATATTGATGAAGCCGTCGAAGAGGCGGTAAGGATCGCCAAAACGCCAGAGGTTTTCAAGGATCTCAACGGCATATACAAGCGTGGCGTTCCATTCAAAAGTGTTGACGGCGTTGAAGCATTTGGTCCACCAATTGATCTCAGATCACTTTCAAAGGCGGAGCTTGATGACTGGCTGCGCAACCACATCAAGACCGTTGTTGTCGGAAACGTACAGATCAACTCCGGAAACCTTCAAGAAGTTGCGTTTATGCAGGCATTTGACAGGGTCGGAAGGTTTGACGAAATCCAGACAGTTCCTGTTTCAAGCGTAAAACTTCTTTCTGGATCGCCAAAGCCGGTAATCGGACAAGCCGTAACGCTAAAGAATGGCGATGAGGCAATCATTTCCGGAATCAGCGGCAGCGACATTGTTGTTATTCCAACCACAGGCAAATCTGTCACCACCCTGCCGAATGGAAGCTTCAACTATTACGGGACCAAAGAAGCTAGAAGCGTCCTGCGTCGTGCCCCAATGTATGACAAGTCAACCAATCAGGGTTTGCCGCAGTACGTCCAAAAGGAAATCTACGAAAAAGACGGCACAGACAAGGGACTGTTTGCTGGCATAAACGAAGGTCTTGACCAGTTCACGGACAAGATCTTCGGTGAGCTTTACGGAAAGAAGTGGGTAAAGACCACGGAACGGAGCCCGGTTTTCCGGAAGTTCTACTACGACGAAGTTGCTCAAAGGCTCGACCAGATCGATCCCAATTCGGCAAAGAAATTGCTTAAGAAGCTAGAGACCAATGCGAAGCGTGACGGCTACGACAACATCGCTGAGTACATCGGTGACAAGAAAGTAGCGGCACAAATCGAAAAGATCGCCAAGTCGGGCAAGGGCGGCAAGGTAAAGATGGAAGACCTTGATGACTACGCAAGATTGATGGCCCTCCAGAAAACAAAAGAACTTCTATACGATGCATCGGCAAGGTCAAACCTTGAAGATATTCTGCGCATAACGATGCCATTCGTCACAGCTTGGCGAGAAATCATTGGCAGGTGGACGTCGCTGATGATCGAGGATCCGTCCATCGCTGCGCGGTTCAATCGTTTTTCACACGGATTGACCCAGGCCGACCCAGACCAGGATGGTCGTGGCTTCTTCTACAAGGATCCACAGTCTGACCAGATGTACTTCCAGTTTCCATCGCTGCTCGGACTGGGTAATGCCATGAATCTTTACGACACCGATGTACTTGCTGAGGCTCCCGTATCGCAGTTGAGCCAAGGTATCAGCTGGATGCCAGGTATTGGTCCTCTAGCGCAGATTCCGGCATCGTTCATTTTGAGGAATACGCCGGATACGAGCCAGCTAGTTCAAGTAATTCTTCCTTACGGCAAGACATCAACGGCGCAGGAAGTTGCTGGTGCCTTCAACCCACTTCCTGGAACCCTCACCAAGACAGCCGACCTCATTTCGTCACTCGCATACAACCGAGAAGACGACATGAACTCTACTTTTGCAAGGACCTACATTGAGGTGCTTAGGGCGCTGAGCTCAACCGGAGAGTTTGATCTAAACACCGAAGATGGACTGAAGGCCCTGAAGTCTAAGGCCAAGCGTGAAGCGCAAACCATCTCCATGATGCGGATCATCCAGCAGTTCCTTGGGCCAACCTCTCCACAGATCGGGATGAAAGTCGAGTCCAAGGGCCTGATCGAGCGGGACGTTTACGTGGACGAAATGACCAAGGTTCTCGAAAAGTTCCAAACCGAAAACTACGACACCGCAATCCAGCGGTTTGAAAAGGTATTCGGTGAAGAAATGACTTTGTACATTGGTTCCAAAACCAAGACAATCGTCCCAGGACTCGAGGCAAGCAGGGAGTTCGGTGAGTGGGAGTTTGCAAATGGAGACTTGTTTACCGAGTACCCAGACGTAGCAGCTTACTTTGCACCATCTGGATCTGAGTTCAACTTTGACGTTTACGAGCGTCAGCGCCAACAAGGCAAGAGAGTTCGTCTCACAGACGACGAGCTCATCGAGCTGGCCCAGAAAAGAATTGGTTCTTCCAGGTACAGGGCTGCAAGAAAACTGTTTGGTGCAAACCTTACAGGGATGCAGCGCACCTTGCTCGACAACTATAGGGCCGAACTAAACAGGGAATACCCAGGGTTCCCCAGGTACGCGGAATTTACTGTCGGTGAGTTTCCAAACACCGTAGAAGAACTGAACAAGATCATTAGGGATCCAAGAGTTTCGGACAACAAGCTGACCGCTCCATTGACAAAATACCTAGAGCTGCGCAATCAGTATTACGCATCTCTTGGTGTTAGGAGTTTGCAGTCCCAAAGAGCGTCATACGCAAAAGCTCACCTGCGTACATTCGGAGAGGACCTTTCTGAGCAAAGCCCAGAATTTGCTAGAATTTGGCAGCGCGTGCTGGCTCAAGAGGTAGAGGACTGATGGTAAGGCCACAAAATCAACAAGATTTGGAAACAGAGGCCACAGAACTGGCACCAGACGAAGCGACCGGAAGCGAAGGTACGGGGATCGGCAACATTGATCCGGGAATGTTTCCTCCTTCCAGCACGATTAGAACTGGCGCTTCCGGGACGAACGTCTACCCGTATCCAAATAGATACATCAACAATAATTCAGAAAACCTTCGTTGGGCAGAAAATGACAAGCTGACATCGTTTACCGGGGTTTCAATTAAGAAAATCTCAGGTATCCCAGCATTGCAAAACCAGCTTGTTTACGTGGGCCCTTCGCTAGTAGACGAGAACAACAACATTGTCAGGGTTTCATACTCCGATGATGGTTCCGATATCGGCCCAGAATATTGGAATCTTCAGACTGACGCCGATAGATCGCTGCTGCTGAAAACCGCACAGCGTCTCGGATACTACGGAGACGGCAAGCCCTCCGATGTAGCCGTCAAGGGATTTGGTTTGCAGAACGAAGACAAGAGGGCTATCCAGGATCTTCTTGATTTCTCCGTAGGTCTTGGCAGAACCTGGAAGGCAGTGGCTGGAATGGTGGCTGGCGGTGTCATTGCCGTCGGTAACGTCAGCTCTGGTGGTGGACGGGCATATTCGACCGTTTCCAAAAAGGACGCGGAGCAGGCTCTCACTGAAGCATCGTTCAGATATCTGGGCAGGGCGCTTACAAAGAATGAAATCAACGCTGCAGTTCAGCGAATCCAGGCGGAAGAGCGCGCCGCAGCAATGGGTCGCACCGAGGACCCCGCCTCTTTGTCTGTGGCAGCCAAGGGCCAAGTAGAAGCAATATCACCGGCAGAAGCAACTGCGTATAAGGTTGGTGGGGCAATCAACAGAATCTTTGCACTGCTCGGTGGGTCGTAGTGGCAACTAAAAAGAAACAAAAAGAAACTCCAGAACAAGACTGGAGAAGCAGATTTATATCTCAGTTCCCCCAGTACGCACGACTGGTTGACGGTGGCGCCGGCGAAGCTGAAGCACGCAGCGTATTCGGCAACGACCTTGTCGACCTGATTCTGGATGTAGCAAAGAATCCACAGAACTATTCTCTGGATACCGATGCCGGTTTGATGGCTCTTGATGGCAAGATCAAGGCAACCACATATTGGAACCAGACCGCAGATAAGGCCAAGCAATTTGACTCAATGACGGATGCCGATAGGGCTGCATCCATTTCCGCAATTCGTGCGCAGATCGCATCAAAGTATGGTGATCTGGGGCTCACCATTTCTGAGCTTGACAAGATTGCCAGGGATGTGACCAGGTTTGGCATGACTGGCGTCGTTGCGGACAATTACATTTATTCCACGGTTGGGACTACGCGGAGAAGTAAGGCCGATGTGGTTTCGAGTCTTGATGGCATGGCATTGAAGAATTTGGCTAAGTCGTACGGATACAACCCAGGGGATCTTGATGACCAGGTTTACGCAATCCTTACTGGCAATGCCTACAACGGTCAGTCAATCTCAGAAGATTCACTTCGCAAGAAGGGTATTTTGACGGCCAAGTCCGCGTACTTTCATTTGGCCCCCCAGCTTGATGCTGGGTTGACCCTGAAGGACATCTTCGATCCTTACCGGCAGAAAGCTGCACAGGTTCTTGAAATGTCCGAGGAATCAATTGACATGATGGACGGAAAGTTCGCCGCTGCATTTGGCTCAGAAAACGGCAGACCACTCAGCATGACGGAATGGGAAAACATGCTTAGGACGGATGACCGCTATGGGTACAAGTACACAAAGCAGGCAAAGAACGACGCGAGACAGATGGCGATGACTTTGGCTAAAGCGTTTGGAGCAGTTGAATGAGCATGGCATTTGACATCGGGAGAATTCAGCCATTTGATGTAACTCCCCTTAATCCCGCAACAGATGCGTGGGGTCGTGATTCAAGCGATCCTGATTACGGCAAGGACCCGTACATTGTCAGCCTCGAGTCTCGAGTTTCAGAACTTGAGGCTGGCGTGCTCGAAGATGCAGAGTTCACCCCACGGGAAGATGCAAAGCAAATTCTTGCGGCGGTTTTGATTCAATATGGGCTACAGGACCTTTCTGCAACATTGTGGGATAAGTACGCAAAACAAGAAGTTGACTTCACCGATGCTGATGCACTCGTTTTGTCGGTGAAAGATGAACCCGCATATAAGAAGCGCTTCCGAGCCAACGAACTGCGCAAGGCAGCGGGACTCAGCGAACTGCTCCCCTCGACCTACATTGAACTCGAAAAGAGCTACTCAAATGTTTTGGCAAAGAACGGTTTGCCTGCAGGATTTTATGACGACCCTGCGGACTTTGAAAAACTTATTGGCGGAGACGTTGCCATTACCGAGCTGGACAACCGGCTGCGAGATGCGTACAGGATCGTCGAGGACGCCGACGAGACAGTAAAGCAAAAGCTACGTCAGGAATACAACTTGACGGACGGCGACATCCTTGCCTACTTCATTGACCCAGACCGCGCTCGCCCACTGCTCACTGCGGCAGACTACAAGCGCCAGGCTCAGTCAGCTTTGTTTATGGGTAGGGCTCAGACAATGGGGAACATTGGCTTGAGTAGGGCTCAGGCGGAGGAACTGGTTCGTTCTGGAGTAACGCTTGCCGAGGCAGAGACTGGCTTCCAGGAAATTGGAAAGCTCGGTGAACTTCGAACTGCACTGCCCGGAGAGGCTGGGATTACCGACCAGGATTTGATCGCTCAACAGTTTGGTCTAAATGAGCAAGCCAAGCGGGAACTAGAGCAAAGGAAGAAGTCAAGGATTGGTGAGTTTGTTGGCGGTGGAGAGTTCACGCGAGCTGCAGGTGATACCGCTGGGTCTATCGTAACTGGAATCGGTAGAGCTCAATAAGCGCTGTGTTATAGTTGTGCTGTTCCCTTGATGGGGACACCGTTGGAGAACCCCCCGACTTCAACGTGCCATAAGGGGTGAGATTGCAGCCATCTGGAACCTCCAACCAGGTGTGGGCAGATAGGAGTGGGCCATGTCAGATCAGGACTTCTTCGAGGAAGACGTTCAGGAAGACCAGCAGCCAAAGGATCCAGTTCGCGCACAATTGCGCAAAGTGGAAGCCGAAAACAAGAGGCTTCGCCAGATTGAGGCGGAGGCCCTCGAAGCCAGGCGAGAGCTTGCTTTCGTGAAGGCGGGTGTAGACCTGTCCTCCCCGATGGCAAAGTACTTCGTTAAGGGCTACGACGGGGAACTCGACGTTCAGGCAATCCAGCAGGCAGCGGCAGAGGCAAATCTCATCACATCTATGGCAAAGCAAGAAGCACCGACACAGCAGGAACAACAGGCGTGGGGTCGGATTAGTAATGCTGCCAAGGTTGGGGATTCTGCGGAACCCGTGGTCGACTATGCGATGAAGATCGCGAACGCACGTACCGAGAGTGAAGTGTTGGAACTGCTGTCCCAGGCGAAAGCCAACCAACGCAACATCCTCTAACAACTAAGGAAAAACAACAATGGCAGGAGAAACCACTACCTCGTCACTGTCTGTCGACCAGGTTGCATTTGATCGCCTCGCGTATTTCGCGCTGCGCTCAGAGCTCTTGTTCGATCAGGCGGCTGACGTTCAGCCCACGGCCCAGGCAATGCCTGGTTCTGGCGTTACGTTCACGATCTTCAACGACATTTCGGCGGCCACGTCGACGTTGAACGAAGTGACCGACGTCACCCCGGTTGCCCTCTCGGACAGCCAGGTCACCGTGACCTTGTACGAATACGGCAACGCCGTTGTGACCACCGCCAAGCTGCGTGGCACCTCGTTCCTTGACGTCGACACCGCTGCGGCCAACATCATTGGCTACAACGCTGGCGACTCAATGGACCAGGTTGTCCGCGAAGTTCTCGCTGGTGGAACCAACGTCGTGTACGCGACCGGTGGTAGCACCGATCCGTCAAGCCGCACGACCGTTCAGGCCGAGGACATCCTCGCCGCGAACGATGTCCGTCGTGTTGTGGCCCAGCTGCGCGCTGCGAACGTTCCGACGTTCAACGGCTCGTACATCGGCTTCATCCACCCGGACGTGTCGTACGACTTCCGCTCGGCAACCGACGCAGCTGCATGGCGCACGCCTGCCAACTACGTCGATCCGACCGGTATCTACAACGGTGAGATCGGCCTCTTCGAGTCCGTGCGCTTCATCGAGACCCCACGCGCCAAGGTGTTCGCAAACGCCTCTGACGGTTCGGGTTCGACGGGCACCATCGATGTGTACTGCACGCATGTCATGGGTCGTCAGGCCCTTGCAAAGGCGTACAGCATGCAGGATGGCAATGGTCCGGTGCCGAAGGTTGTCCGTGGCAATGTCACCGACTACCTCATGCGCTTGCAGCCGTTGGGTTGGTACTGGCTTGGTGGCTACGGTCGCTTCCGTGAGGCGAGCCTCCGTCGCATCGAGTCGTCGTCCAGCATCGGCGCAAACAGTTAACAAGCTGATAGATCCGCACGGGGGTCGCTCCTGGAACGGGGCGGCCCCTGTGCTACTATCTCTGAAGAAAGGTATCTGAATGTCGATTTCTAACTACGCCGAAAATGCTCTTCTCGACACGCTCGGCAATACTTCTTTCACCGTTGCCAACTCGTACGTAAAGCTTCACCTTGGTGATCCGGGTGAAGATGGCAGCGCGAATGCTGCCGCCGAAACGAGCCGCAAGTTGGTTTCCTGGAACGCAGCCTCAAGCGGCTCCAAGTCCTCGAGCGCAACTCTTTCTTGGACCAATGTGTCCACCACTGAAACATACACACACTGGAGCCTTTGGGACGCATCCACTGGTGGCAACTGCTTGTGGACCGGGGCTCTTTCGTCCTCGGCTGCAGTGACCGCAGGAGACACCTTCGAGATCACCTCGCTCACGCTGACGCTTGACTAAGGGAATGGCCACTCGTGGCGACTAACTTTCCCACCACTCTTGATGCGCTGACGAACCCTACATCCAGCGATCCGCTTACCAATCCATCCCACGCGGACCAGCACGCAAATGCCAACGATGCGATTGAAGCCATCCAGGCAAAGGTTGGGGTAAACGGATCAAGCGTCTCTACTAGCCTGGACTACAAGGTCAACAAGCCCTTGAACTCTGACGTTCTGGCAGCAATCATTACTATGGATATAGGAGTTTGAAATGGCAGTAGGAGACAGGAACGAATCACGGCTTGGTGGCCCAACACAACTGGGCACCACTACGACAACTATCTGCACCGCTGCCACGGGGTATGCAGAGATCATTAAGCAGATCGTTATCACGAACACGGATACGTTGGAGCGCACTTTCACCCTGGCAATTGGCACGGCGGCTACTGCCGCTAACCGCGTAATCGACACGATGCCAATTGGTGCAAACGACACAATCATCTGGGATACTGCTCTCGTGTTGGCGGCTGGCGAAACCCTGCAGGGTCTTGCCGATACCGCAAGCAAGGTGAACGTAACGGCTATCGGCTGGGAGAAGCAAACGGCCTAATGGGTATTGGAGCAACGTATGGAATCGGTTCACTAAAGACCGGGGTTTGCACTAGCACTTCGCGTCCAGCTGCACCATTTGACGGTCAGCTCATTTACGAAACAGATACCAATTTTGCCAAGGTCTGGAACGGATCGACGTGGGAAACCGTGGGTCCGGTAGACACCTCGACGCTGCAGTCCACGATAAATATCGCCTCGGTGAATGTTGCTACATCGCAGACATCTACGTCAGGGTCATACCAGACTCTTTCATCCAGCGAGGCTTTGACGATAACAACTGGCACCACGGCTCTTATTGGAATGGGTTGCATGTGGACAAGGCCAGCCCCAGAATCAACTTTCTACATGAGTTTCTCGGTTTCTGGAGCTACAACTCGTGCAGCAAGCGACGCAGAGGGAATTATTGCCTACACCTACTCGCTTTCAGGAACTACCCTTACGAGAGTAATTCGAATTACTGGTCTAACCGCTGGCTCTAATACATTTACCGCCCAGTATCGTCGAGCTTCAACGAACTGCAACGTCTACAATCGTTCATTTTGGGTGATGTCGATATGAGCGTTGACCAGCAGCTTTACTTCGAGGCAATGACCGAGCTTGGGTATGAGTCTTTTGCCGTCGAGCCAGATGGAACAATCTGGCTTGGGACGGAAGATGACAAGGAGTTCATTGACACGGCCCCAGTGTTGGCCAAAATTGAAGAGATAAAGGATAGGTCGTAATGGGTATTTCTGCCACCACCCGGGGTCTGCGCCCGGGCGTATGTACTTCTACCAACCGTCCCTCCTCCCCATTCGAAGGAATGGTGATTTACGAGACCGATACCAATCGTGTGTTGGTTTGGGATAATGCAGCGTGGGTGATGATTGCAGACACCGACTCCCCACCAGGACTTCAGTTAATTAAATCTCAAACAGTAGGAACCGCCGTTTCATCGGTGACAGTCAGCGACGTGTTTTCTTCCGAATTTGACAACTACAGGGTGGTCATTGGAGACATGGACGCTTCCACTGATGGCAACTTCATTTATTTGCGCTTTGGCTCAACCGCAACAAGTTATTACGGAAGCCTTCAGTATGGAAGGTATGGCTCCACTAACGGCTACTACTACACAAACAATGGCACTCAGGCAACCATCGGTCTGACCGACTCAAACGATACCTGCAACATTTCTTTTGATGTTTTTAGTCCAAACCTTGCAGCTCGCTCGTCGCTGCATGGACAATCTTTCGGTTACGACTACTCAACCAGCTACGCCTTTATGGTTGCCACGGTAACTCAGTACACTTCATTTGACGTAATTCCTCAGTCTGGTACCCTAACTGGTGGAATTATTCGAGTTTACGGATACAGGAACTAACCGTGCCATTATCGTCCGTCATCGGTGCCTCATCCATCCTGAAGCCTGGGGTGTGTACTTCTTTGACTCGTCCTGCGGCACCGTACGAGGGGCAAACGATTTACGAGACCGACACGGATTTGGTTAAGTCGTGGGATGGTTCGTCGTGGGTGACAATCGGTCCATATACTCCAACCTTAACGCCTGGATTAGTTTTGATTACTGGTAAAACGACTTTTACCAACGTGGCCTCCGTAAGTCTTGCGAACAATACTTTTACAAGCACTTACGACAATTATCGCGTAATGATTACTTTAGAACAGGCGGCAACCTCAACTATCACCGCTCGTTTTCGTGCATCTGGGACCGATACGACTACCTCGTATTATTGGGGCCAAACAAATAGCCGATTTAATTCTACGTCGTCCGTTTATGGCGGCGATAACCAGTCAAGTATCCGTTTGGGCTTTGCGATTCAAGAGGCGTTTAGTTTCAAGATGGACGTCATGAGTCCGAAAAGAGCAGAACGAACGAGGTTGATTTATCAAGGTTGGTCGGCTGACCCGACTCCAACATATTCAGGTGATATGGTCGGTTCGGGTTTGCAATATTCCGACACCGTTTACGACAGTATGACATTTTTAGGTTCCGCAAATATTAGCGGCTTTTATACTGTTTATGGGTATAACCAATGAAAACTCAAGTAGGTACAGAGGTTCGGGATATGACACCCGAAGAAGAAGCCGCGCACGTTATTGCGATGCAAGAAAGCGAAGAAGCCACACAGAGGACCATAGAAAAAGAACAGGCGCGTCGTTTGGTTTTGATTAAGTTGGGTTTGACTGAGGACGAAGCAAAAGCCCTGTTAGGCATCTAGCTCGTTATGGCTAGGGTCTACAACGAGCCAGGATTTGTATACAACGAATCTATTTTTATTTACGACCAGTCTTCGGTCACCTATACGCGCACAGCCAGCGGCTCTGGTCTTGGATCCGCAACGGTTGTAGGCGTTCGTGTTGTATCCCGTAACGCAACCGGATCTGGCGTTGGAACATCAGGAAACGTAACTCTATTCAAGAGCATTCGTTCTGGTACTGGCGCTGGCGGAGCAACCGCTGGGGACCAAGCAACTCGACTTGTTACCTCGATCCGCACCGCTACCGGCAGTGGATCAAGCAGTGCAACGGCCTCTCCGAGAACGACATGGCTCAAGACAGCTACCGGGTCGGGAGTTGGGTCCTCTTCTGTCGCCCAGTTGCGCACCACATTTGTTTACGCATCTGATTCTGGATCTGGCTCTAGCTCAAGCCAGGAACTCGCAACCTTTTACAGGACAGCAACCGGTGCTGGAGCGGCAGGGGAGTCCACGACCACATCCTTTGAAACCCTGCCAAGAACCGCATCTGGTTCCGGCATCAGTTCTCAGTCTGCAATCAAGCTTCGCAAGGTATTCAGGGTTGCTACTGCTTCTGGTGCCGGGTCGTCTGTTGGTGCGGTTTGGACAAAGTCCAGAATATTGCGGCTGCCAGCCCAAGACTCTTACACGTTTGCCAGGATGTTCCGTGACAGGAGTCCGCACAGACTGTTTGCCCACATTCCGGAGGGCGTCCGAGCTAGGAACCTGTTCCGCCTCAACGATGGCACCTACACCACGAATGATCCTGTCAACCCAGAATTGATTGACAAGGTCTACCTTGGGGCGCACAATGAATTCTTGACAGATGAAGAGGTTTCCCAGCTCACAGCAGCTGGCTATGGGGAATACATTTCGTGAAGCACACAGAGACACACCCAGATCTGAACGTAGAGGGGTGCTTTGCATGTCGCGTGTCGAGTGTTCGTATGGGTGCTAACACCACGACAACCAGGGGAAAGCAGGTTGAGCAGATCAACAAGACCGAGCGTGGCTGGAACGTGGACATGCCAGCCTATAAGCGTCTGCGTAGAGAGGGACTGCAGCCCAAGAAAATCGATGGTGCCGCAGAGGTAGAGAAGAAGGCAGAACACAAGTGGCAGGTTGAGACTGGTCTTGGTATCTGATGGCATACACGAAGCCGGAGCTGCGCGAAAGGATCAAAGACAGAATTATGGCTGGGTCAAAAGGCGGCAAGCCCGGCCAATGGTCTGCTCGTAAAGCCCAGTTGCTTGCCCAGCAATACGAAAAGGCTGGCGGCGGATATACGGGAAGCAAGACAAAGAGCCAAAAGAATCTTTCTAAGTGGACCAAGGAAAAGTGGCGCACGTCCGACAGAAAGCCTGCCGAACGCAAGGGCGGAACAACCCGCTACCTGCCAGACAAGGCGTGGGACAAGTTGTCCGCAGCGGAGAAGGCTGCAACAAACAGGAAGAAGCAAGAAGGATCCCGCAAGGGCAAGCAATTCGTGGCTAACACCCCGGCGGCAAAGAGTGCTGGCAGACAGGCAAGGAGAGGAAAATGACGATCAACTACAGAGGCGAAAAGTTTGCTGGGTACAACAAGCCAAAGCGCACCCCTGGCGCAAAGAAGTCTCATGCGGTTCTTGCTAAGGAGGGGAACAGGGTCAAGTTGATTCGTTTCGGCCAGCAGGGTGTTAGTGGTTCACCAAAGAAGGCCGGGGAGTCAGCTGCTTATAGAAAGCGCCGTGAGTCCTTTAAGGCCCGTCATGCCAAGAACATTGCCAAAGGCAAAATGTCTGCTGCGTATTGGGCTGATAAGGTAAAGTGGTAGTTCGACCAAGGAGAACTTATGCCAAAGGTAGGAAAGAAGGAATTCTCGTACTCAGCAAAGGGCATGGCTATGGCCAAGGCTGAGGCAAAGAAGACCGGCAAGAAGATGGAAATGGGCAAGAAGTCCAAGATGAAGAAGGGCTCCAAGAAGAAGTAGATGTCCACTGCCGCTGCGCTGCTTGATCGCGTACAGCGTCAACTTCTTAGCGGAACCGTCGAGCAGAGGAACAAGCTTGCGGTAGCGGTTGATGCAAGCGAGACTTCGTTCGTAACCACTTACGACGTTGGTGGGCTGCGCCCCGGAACAGTCTTCGAGGTCGACTCAGAACTTTGCTACATCTGGGAAGTAAACCAGGGTACAAAGACACTTACCGTTGAGCGTGGGTATTCCGGAACGACTCCGGCAACACATTCAATTGACTCAACCATCGTAATCAATCCGCGCTTTCCAAAGGCGCAAATGTTCGACGCTCTCAACCAGGACATCGACGACCTGGCCAGCCCGGTTCACGGACTGTTCGCTGTTGTGAGCATCGACCTTCCATACAACGGAAGCGACAGACAGATCGATATCACCGGAGCAACGAATGTTATTGACCTTATTGAGGTAAGACTTCGTTATCTTTCTGACGACTACCCAATTATTCGTGGCACTCGCCTTCAACGCAACCTGCCAACAACCGACTTTCCGTCTGGATACTCAATCGTATTTGACGACGACATCATGGCGGGCACGCTTAGGGTCACGTACAAGTCTGGGTTTTCTCGGGTCTCATCACTGACGGATGACATTCAGTCGGTGGCAAAGGTCCCAACCACCATGGAAGATATCCTTGAGATGGGCGTGATTATGAGGATCCTCTCTTCTCGAGAAGTAAAGCGCTCCTTCCTTGAGGGGCAGGGCGACACTCGCAGGCCAGACGAAGTGCCAGTAGGGGCAATGCGTGATTCGTTTGCCAATGTCCTACGACTGCGCAGGGACAGGATTATTGCAGAAAAGGCGAAGCTGGTAAGGCAGTATCCGCTAACCATCAGGTCGTAAGATGACCGTCACCATAACCACAAACAGTTTTCCGTTTGTAGGAACTCCAGCCTTCTACTCCGGAACCGGTTCAACCCAACTGGTTCCAAAGGTGTTTCCTGTTGCTATCAACGGTCGTCCATACATGCTGGACCTAAAGTCGGGTGACTTTGCCAGGCAGTTTGATTCCAGGGTTCGAGACTCTGTCGATCAGTCGTCTGAACCTGGAGAAGCAGCAATCAACACTCAGGGTCTGTGGCGTAGGTCCCAGTCCTCTTGGCACTATGGTGCCGGCCAAAAGTATTCGGATGCTTCAGATGCCGAACCATATCGATTCCACAGATCTAAGGGTGTTAATCCATGGGACAGAGGGCAACTGACCCTACTCAAGGACACCCAGCTTGCTTACAGTTCATCCAACACCAACCTTTACATGGCAACTGCAGGTAACAGGATTTACGGGACCGATGGACAATCACTTCTATACACCACCGACTGGTCAACCTTTACAACCGTTACCGGAACTCCTGCTTTTGACATTCTTGGTATTGCATCGGATGGATACAACGTCTATGTGTCGTTTGCCGATGACACCATTTACATAACCAACTCCGGATCAAGCGCAGCTACATCCTGGATTACAAACATTGACTGCTCCACTTTGGCTTACGTCAAAGGGCGACTGATGGCAGCTGGGTCATCCACGTCAAAGAACAAGACTTGGAATATCACCACGTCGACATCATCTACCGCAAACAACCCGGCGGCTCTACACACCCATGCAAACGTTGAGTTTGACTTTGTCGGTTTTGCGGCTGGACAGAACTACATCTATTCGGCTGGCAGTGCCGGCAACAAGTCTATTATTTACAAGACACAAATTAAAGCTGACGGAACTGCTTTGGACGTCCCATCTCCTGCTGGAGAGTTGCCATTTGGTGAAATCATCACGGGCATCGACGGCTACCTTGGGTACGTTCTTATTGGCCTTTCCAATGGATTCCGAGTTGCTTCGTCTGACGGAGACGGCAACCTTGTAATTGGACCGTTAATCGAAACCGGCACACAGGTTTCACACTTTTCAGGAATTGGTAAGTATGTCTACTTTGGTTGGACCAACTATGACAGTGAGTCAACCGGACTTGGACGCCTAGATCTTTCCGTGCAGATCTCACCAAACCAACCCGCTTACGCCTCTGACATCATGGCGTCAACCCAGGGTACGGTTCTGGATGTACACGAATGGGATAACGAACCGGTGTTTACCATCAGTGGCATCGGTGCATATAGAGCCCACCCAACCAACCTCGTGTCATCGGGATATCTGGATGGGGGTGTATACAGGTGGGGTATCCCTGACGCAAAGTTCATCCCAAAGTGGGAGGTCAGGACCGAACCACTCAATGGAACGGTAGAGCTCAAGGTTGCTGGCAATGCTGGGGATGATGCTTCTGACAGCGACTTCGAATCCTTGGGGGTTATGGACTCACAGGGGTACCTTGAAGCATCCCTTGATGGTTTTGAGGATCGAGTTGTTGAGGCTGAGGCAAGGGTCGTTCTTAGCCGATCATCAACGGACGCAACATCCGGACCAATCCTTACAAGGTGGGTAGCCAAGGCTTACGCTGCACCAGTTAGGTCGATTATCTTTTCTGTTCCGGTCTTGTTGCACAAGGTAATTACCCCAAGCAATGGGGTCGACTACTACTTTGACGTGCAGTCCGAGCTGGAATCTTTGTCCAGTTTGGTTGAGTTTCCAAGAATCGTGTCTTATCAGGAAGGCAACTCTAGCTATTCGGTTGTCGTCGAGGACGTTCGCTGGAACCCGGTGAAGTCGAACTGGTCCGAATCCCCATGGGAGTGGGAGGGAACCTGTACCGTTATTATGCGTAGTGTAAGGTAGATTGAGCCATGGCAGCGTTTACTAGAAGGCAATACTCTGGTTCCGCAGTAGCCACCACGCTGACTGCGGGTATCAACACGACGGACACTAGTTGCACTATTGCGGCAACAACTGGGTGGCCGTCGACTGCTGGCGTCCCCTTCTATGTGGTCATTGACCCAGGTACTTCGTCGGAAGAGAAGTGTCTAGCAACTCGAGCTGGAAGCATCCTCACCCTTACTCGAGCCCAGGACGACACGACCGCTTCCAACCATGCTTCTGGTGCCTCCATTTATCCGGTGTTTGCAGCAAACGATGCTGATGAAGCTAACGAGGTTGCCGCAAAGCTGACCACCAAAGGCGACCTTCTCGTCACCACTGGATCAGCCCTTAACCGCCTTCCTGTCGGAACCAATGATTACGTTCTTGCTGCTGACTCCTCAGCAACAAATGGTGTTCGCTGGTCCCAGGTTGCTTCTGCTGGCATCGAGAACGATGCTGTTGTCACCGCAAAGATTCTTGACGGAAACGTAACCGAGGCCAAGCTTGCCTCAAGTTCTGTGTCGACGGCAAAGATTGCAAATGGTGCTGTTACTGCAGCAAAGCTTGATGCCGCTGCTGCAATCCAACCAACCATCGCTGACGCCAAAGGCGACATTATTGTTGCCTCCGCTGCCGACACAGTATCCCGTGTTGCTGTTGGAACAAATGGTCAAGTGCTTACGGCAGATTCAGCTGAAGCAACTGGTGTCAAGTGGGCTACGCCGTCGCCATCAGCCATTACCGCAGTTGCCTCCGCAAGCGTGCTGACGGCAGAAAATACTTCTTCAACTACGTTTACCGATCTGGCAACTGCAGGCCCATCCGTAACCCTAAACACTGGCACCGAAGTTCTTGTCACTATTAGTGCAATCCTTGGTCAGGGAGCAGATGCCGGGCAGACAATTCATGCCGGAGTTGCAGTGTCTGGTGCCTCAACGGTTTCTGCATCAACCAACTATTCATTGTTCTTAAACGGAGATGACTTCGCTTCATCATCTGGAAACGTAAGCATTTCAACAACGTTCAAGCTGTCTGGCCTAACCGCAGGATCTAACACATTCACCATGAAGTATCGCTGCTCAAGCAGCTCTGCCCGCTTTGAGAACCGGCACATCACGGTTTTCGCGATTTAGTCGCCTAATAGTTTTTGCTCCAGCGGCGCTAATAGCTTTTTCTACACCAGCATCAGCCGACACATACACCGAGAACTTTGATGACGACTCCTACGATTTGTTTGTGCAGCTTGGCAGCGGAGCCTACTGGTGTGATCAGTACTCTAATCAGTATGGGACTGAAGGTCCCTCCCTGTGCTTGTTCAGTACGCAAAGCGCAACAGAGTTTGTATTTCCCGTTCCGGTTCAAGGATTCCAGTTCGTTGCTGGAGCGAAGAATGGAACTAGTCAGCTAACTCTTTCCTACACAGACGGCACGACAGAGGATAAGCCCATCGACGGAACCTGCTGTGAAACCACAGTGTTGGTGACTGCGAATGAGGGCATGGCCATCGAAAGATTTTCATTACCGGCAGACGCGGATTTATGGCTCTTCGACTCGTTGTCTTGGTGGGGCGAAACAGAGAGTTCAACAAGTACCTCGTCGACAGAGTTGCCCCCAGAAGAGCCAGAGACAACCACAACAGAGTCAACATCTACGACGACCTCTTCGACGACCTCTTCCAGCACGACCATGCCGCCGCCCCCAGCCACGGAACCAGTGGTAGAAACAGTCGCACCTACGACAACCTACTACGAGACAACTGTTCCTACCACGGTACTACCGACTACCTTGCCTCCCGCGACGACCGTAGCTCCGACGACTACAGTTGCCGCTACTACTACGTTGGAGCCGACCACTACCGTAGTTTCCCCTGAGACCACGATTACAGCCCCTGTCGTCGACGAAACGGTTCCCCCTGTGTCCCCCACAGCACTAGAAGAAATGCCACCTGAAAACGCCTCCTATGAGGCCAAACAGGAGTTTGAGGCCCAGGTCAACATTTATTCTGGGGAATATGACGACTACGTCCCAGCCGGATCCACCATTACGGTGGCTGAGCGCAGGACAATAGTCGCAGTAACTGCTGTCGCAATTATGTTTGCACCCCCTCCTAGTAATGTTAGACGTCGGAGATGAGAAAGTTCTTTGACTTCCTAGCGGACAACAGCTGGACCTACGCAGGCACCGGCTTAGTACTAATTACCCTAAGCGGACCCACTTTTAGGTCGGCCTTAATGATCACTGGTGTAACATTGGTCGTACATGCGACCTTGACACTTTCCCGAAAGGACTAAAATGCAAACCCTCAAGACCCTGGTTCTCCGCGTGCTGGCCGTGTTTGGATCTTCGGCCCTTGCCGCTGTGGCCGGTGGCGCAGTTCTTGATGTGGAGCTGTGGAAAGCTGCCGCTATTGCTGGTATCGTTGCAGCAGCCAAGGTGACGGAGTCGCTTCTTCGTGCGTGGGCAAGCGACGGCGTGCTCACCAAGGACGAGATCGCTGAGGCTTTCGGCAAGGCTAAGTAATGCGCAAGCCGTTCCCCGTTGTGAAGGTGGAACTCTGCTCGCACTTGAAGAATGCGAAGCCGGGTGCACTTTCTGCTGATTTACTAAAAACCATCGAGAAGGGAAAGTTGCATCACTGTGCCGCTGATGCATACGAGGCGATGGATGAAGCAGCTAATGCTGTTGGCATCGACCTTTCTCCAACCTCAACGGCTGACACCTACCGCTCTCTTGAGATGCAAGAGTATGGGTTCTTTCAACGGTACACCGATAAGCCGAACAAGAAGCAGGCGAAAGGAAAGCCAAGGATCTACAAGGGTAAAGCCTGGTATATAAAATCACCAAAGCTTGCCCCCATGGCTGTGCCGGGGACCTCGAACCACAACCTCGGGATTGCGGTTGACATTGCCAATGCTTCTGGCAAGAGGCTCGACTGGTTGCTGTCCAATGCGCACAAGTACGGATTTTCCTGGGAGGTGCAGTCAGAACCGTGGCATCTTCGGTATGTGTGTGGGGACAAAACTCCTGACGCTGTAAAAGCCTGGAAAGAGTCAAAGTCTGTACAGAGTCCAGAATCAAAGCCCGTGTGTAACTGCTGCGGAAGGGAACTGTGAAATGGACGCTGGTTGGGCGCTGATCCTTGCAGCATTTGTGAGTGCTGTTGGGACGGTGCTAGTTGCGTTGATTCAAAAGTTCCGCAAAGAGAACCAGGCCGACCACAACGTAGTCGTAGGAATGCTCAAGATTCTGTACAAATCACACACACGGATTGAACAAAAGCTGGACGACCACATCCAGAACCACGGCGAACCCAAGTAACTGAATGCCCCCCGTCGGGTTGCCTCAGCCCGACTCCCACTTCTAATTCGCCCCGTGCCACGACAGCACGGACTACCCAGGTTCCCCTGTTTACCGCCCACCCCCTGCGACAGGGGCACACGCATGAGACTTCTCGGTTGTGGTCGAACAAGATAGCCCGATGATTGACCTGTTGCAACCAGTCTGATATTTTTTTATTCGTGGGTTGGGATCTTTGTTACTCCCTTCTAGGATCCCAATCCACACTTTAAAGAAGGAGAACATCATGACAAAATTTGGTGAAGCTTTGAACAAGACAAAAGTTCTTGGAGTCAAAGACAGGATCAAAGAAACTCTTGATCCTGAGTCATACAAAGAATGGGAAGCCGCAATGAAGAACTCTCAGATTAGTTCTGCGGCAATTCAGAAAGCACTCAAGTCTCTTGGTGTTTCTGTTTCGGCAATGTCTATCCAAAGGATGCGTGGTGAATAAGTTTGAACTGTTAGCACAACATGAGAACGAATTGTCAGAGCTGAGGCGTGCACTAAAGACAGCACAGCAGGCAGAGTTCAGGGCAAAGATCAAGTCACAAGGGATCATTGACGCCGTCTACTCCGCCGCAAAGGACGCTGCACTTGCCGTTGGCGGAGGTAAATCCGTCAATCCTCCAAAGAAAGACACCCGCAAGGGCAAGGCGGAGGTTGCTCTAGTCCATGCAACCGACTGGCAGTGTGGAAAAAAGACACAGTCATATGACATCGATGTTCTTTCCGAAAGAATGAAAGCTTTTACCAGAAAGGTAATAGAGCTTACTGAAATACAAAGACATCATCACCCAGTAAAAGAATGTGTTCTTATGTTTGGTGGGGACATGGTGGAAGGGGTGTCAATATTTCCGGGACAGGCATACGAGATCGAAGCCCACTTGTTCGAACAGTTGTTCGAAGTGTCGAAGATCATGGAGACAATGGTTCGAACCCTCTCCTCGTACTTCGAAAAGGTTCATGTTGTATGTGAGTACGGCAACCATGGTCGGCTTGGCAGGAAAGGTGACATGCCAGGTGGTGACAACATCGACAGGGTTGCATACAGAATCACTGCAGATAGAACAGCAGACCTGAAGAATGCAAGTTGGCAGATGTCAGAAGACTGGCATCAGATGGTCAAGATCGGGAACTACAAAGCAATGCTCGTTCATGGAGACGAGATTAACTCCTACGGGGGGAACGTTCCAGCCTTTGGCATTCTTCGTAAGTGCAACGCATGGGCTACTGGAGTGGTGGAAGATTTCCAAGATGTTTACATGGGGCACTTCCACACACCCATGACTCTGACAATGGCTAACGCCGGACGGGTATTCGTGTCTGGTAGCCCAGAGTCGCACAATGAATACGCTCGAGTCTTCGTTGCCGCTGTCGGTCAGCCAAGCCAGCGACTCCATTTTGTAGACCCAGAAAAAGGTCGTGTGACTGCTGAGTACACAGTCTGGCTGTGAAGACAATAAGGTGCATCAAGTGTGGCGTTTTCGTCACCCACAGTGAGGAATCTGTAAACGGTTGCAACTGCGACCCAGATGCACCGAGCTGGATTGCATTCGACAGGAGCGGGAGAATCCTTAAAATGTCTGGGGCAAACTACGAGGAAGTAGAGTGACCCCCGTCGGCGCGCGCACATATAAATGTGTGTGTCGGACACCCGTCCCAGCCGACCCGGAATGCGGAGACAGGGGCGTCGAGGATGACGAATAATACGATCGTGTTGGTTGAGTGGGCGGACGCACACACTGGGGATCCCGGCTGGCTGACGCTGGATGAATTCGTCGATGATGGCGAGGCGATTGTCTATACCGTTGGGTTTCTCGTTCCGGTTGGCGATCCTGGATCAAAGAAGGATCATGTAACCGTTTGGCAGACTCTCAGTGATGGGGACGGCATTGCCCCCATGCATATACCATCACTAATGGTTCGCAGGTTGTCGATAGTTGGGAAACCCGGTACGATTTAGTTTGTGACACCCTGTCACTAAGTTGCAGAGGGAGGCAACATGTACAGATACGAAATAGAAAAACCACACCACGGCAGCGAAGAGTGGCTGCGAGTCAGGTGGGCAGACAAGCAGGGGAACAGGCGCATCTCCGCATCTGTTGCTGCTGCCATTCATAACAGCCACCCTTGGACTTCTTCAGCATCTCTTGCTGGTGAGCTTTTGGCTGATACCGCACCAGTTCCAAAGGCTTCAAACAAAGACATGGAACGCGGCAACCGAATGGAGCCGATGCTCATCGAATGGGCTGGGGATCTGGAGAACAAAAAGCTCATAACGCCAGACGTTATGTATTGCTACGAGGATGGGGCTTGCAGGATGATCGCAACCCTCGACGCAATCGACGAGCAAGGAACCCCCTATGAGGTCAAGACAACAAAGAAGAGGTGGGACGGGGAACTCCCAGACCACTGGCGCTGGCAGGGTGTACAGCAGGCCATCTGTGCAGGTAGTACCACGGTCGAATGGGTGATCTTTGATGGATCCATGGAGCTACATAGGTACACGCAGTTCGTCACCTCTGACGAGATGGAAGTGCACAAGAACGAAGTGCGCATGTTCCTCTCCGCAATCGACGAGGGGAGAATGCCGGACAACGCAGACCCAACCTTTGCAGAAGTTGGAGAGATGTATCCAGAGTCACAGCCAAAGTCTGTTGACCTCGATGAATACGACCTTCAAACCATCGAACACTTGAAGGAAGTCAAGGAACAGATCGCAACCTTGGAGGAGGTCGAGAGCAAATTGAGCGCGCAAATCGGAAGCGTGTTGCAAGATGCCGAGATCGGCCTGTATGGTGGCGAGGAAGTAATCACTTGGAAGACGGTCAAGCGGGATTCGCTCGACACCAAAGCATTGGGTCAGGCACATCCAGCTCTCGTCAACAAGTTCCGTAAGACAACTCAATACCGTCAAATGAAAATCAAGAAGAGGAGCAAGTAATGGGATTCAATCTCGACAACTACGAGACAGTCGAAGAAAGACTCGTCAAATTCTGGGAGGCACACCCCGAGGGTCGCATCCTTACCAGCATCCACCACTACGACGACAACAAGGTAGTCATCAAGGCTGAGATTTATTTCAACCGTGAGGACGAGCGCCCTGTTGCCACCGGATATGCAGAAGAAGTTCGAGGCTCGAGCCCAGTCAATAAGACAGCTCATGTCGAGAACGCAGACACTTCTGCAATTGGAAGAGGCTTGGCCAACTGTGGGTTCCAATCCAAGGCGGCTCCTCGTCCAAGCAGGCAAGAGATGGAGAAGGTGAACAGGTACAACGAGCGTCCGGTAGAACGCCCGATGCCAGCAAAGCCAGCCCAGAATTTTTCCAAGCAGGATCAGACAAGCGTTGCTGACGCCGTTGACGAAGTGATCAAGCAGTTTGGGGGAGAGGTGGTTAGCACCGCGCCATCTATCAAGAACCCAGATGAGCCAGCATCGCCCAAGCAACTCGGCATGATTCGTGCGGTTCTCCGTGGTATGGAGGTGACCACACAGTCGGACGTGATCGACCTGTGCGGTGCAACTGTTGGTCGCATGATCGAAAAGCTGGATGAACTCACAAAGGGCGAGGCTTCAATGCTTATCTCTAAGTTCAAGGAACAGCAGAACTGATGCCAGCGATTATCGACTGGTACGAAATAGCAACACGCCTCTACAACGCAACCATGGAATACGACCATAGGGTTATGGTCAGCGCCATCGAGGAATACGAAGAGGCTGTCGACAGATTAGAGGCAACAGATGGATCAGAGAAAGGGTGAGTGTGAAGGTAACAGAGAGAAGTGCAACGCCGATGGATGCCCAAAGTTCGGAACCCTTGGGCGACCGGGTCGTGATGGTGCGCGTAGGGTTCGACACTGTGGCGACCCTGCGGCTAGGGGTAAACGTAACCGATCTAAAGGCGATGCCAAAGCGCGTCGTGCCCGCAAGAAACTTGGGCTGGGTGGCCATCTTACCCGTCACGAAGAAAATTGGGGTGGCGTTTTTCGTACCGAGATCAAAGCGGGCAATCAAGTCGGTCCGATTCATACACGATTCAAAGACGCGAAAGCGCAGAGCGATGCGGCGAAAGCGCTGGGTGACAATCGTCCATTTGTGATGGTTGCCATGCCGGACGGGACAACCGACGGTATAGTGCTGATGTTGTTATCTGAGTTCTCGGAAATGATGAGTGCTCTCAACCTTACAGAATAAGCAATTCAAGGGAGTTGTAGAATGGAGAGGGACAATGAGATATCTAGTGCGGGCTATATCCGCATCTATCATTGCTTGTTCGCCAGTCATGGCGCATGCAGAACAGATCGAAGCCCCTGGTGCAGTCAGGGTTTATTCGCCTCCACCTGTGGTGACGACGAAGCCCCAGATCAAGAGCCAGACCCCAATAATCTTCCGACATGGAGATATCTCCTGGCTACCGGAGCTGGCACTGAAAGCTGGATGGCCACCAAAAACGCACAAAAGGCTGGGGCATATCATCCTTCGGGAGTCTGGGGGTTGCCCCTACAGGGCCGGAGGTGATGTCGTTGATAAGGACTGCAATGTCACGCGGGTCGCACGATGGAATCACAGATCCGACACTGGCCTATTGCAGATCAACGGCGTTCACTGGAAGCAGGATCACGCCCAGTATCACGGCTTAGTGTGCAAGAGAATGGGTGTATGTGATCAACAGACACTAATGGATCCGTTAACGAATCTAAAAGCTGGAAAGCTTTTGTTTGATGTGGCAGGCTGGAGCCCCTGGTTTCCCCAGGGGTGAGGGCCCGAATGAATGAACAACAAAAAAGGGAGCTATGGATGGAGATACTCAGCGACTGGTCGCTTGTCAATAAGCACTTCGACTGGATGGATGACGCGGCATGCAATGGAATGCCAGGTGCCACGTTCTTTCCGGACAGAGGAGAAAACGACAAGCTCAGGATTGCAAAAGAAATTTGCAACAGGTGCCTTGTAAAGACAGAGTGCCTGGAGTTTGCACTAGAGAACGACATCTACCACGGAGTATGGGGTGGGTTGTCTGGAGTAGAGAGAAAGAACATCAGAATCAAATGGCGCAAGGAAAACAAAAAGTGATCAGCGACAAAGCGCTTCGCTCCGCATCCAAGTTTCTTAGGCGTGTGTATGTCGGGAAGATGGAAGAGCAGGAACTGTTCGAGACGCTGATAGAAATAGACAAAGAAATACTTCGACGAGTAAGGGAGAAAGCAGATGAAGCCAGAAAACATAGACCTGTTCGTTGACAGGATTTGCGGGTTGTTCCCAACCGACAACATCGCACGCAACACGGTGAAGAAAGCTTGGTCACAGGATGACTTCCTGCTTGACACGGAGGTGGAGGTCGCAAGACTTGCCGCCAAAAAGATTGAGTCCGAACAAAAGTTCCCGACTCTGGCCCGAGTCAAACAGATCATCCGCGAGATCACCCGAAGCAACGAGAAAAAAATAAGTTGCCCGAGGTGTAACGGGGACGGCTGGGACACGGGTATCATCATCACCGAGGGACCGCACGGTCAGGTCGTCCGCCGCTGGGTTTACACCGAGCAGTGGGAGGGCAAGACCTATTCGGTTGTCAAGAAGTGTCAGTGCAGATCGGAGTACAAAGACTATGAACAGACAGCTTTGGATTTGCCCCACTTGTAAGGGCACACTTATTACATTCGTTGCATTGTCGGAGCCCCCGACCTGCACTAATTCCAACAAGCATTCCATAGTGGATATGGAAAGAAAGAAAGGGAGAGCAAATGAAACTAACAGAACACGAGAGGGAGCAGGCTGAGAACCTGCTGACCGAGGTGCTAGTACTAGCGCTTCAATGTGGCGATCACATCAGGCCATTGGTTGCAAACCTAGCCGTGGGCATAGCAGACATCCTTCCGCAGGAGTCTGTGAACCGAAGCAAGGAGTATGCGGCATTTCGCTACAGGGAAAACTCAAAGAAGGTGAGCTAATGAGCAACGAAGAACTAATGGACGAACTCAAGAAGATCATGTTTGACGCTGCGGTCAGCGCCAATAAAGATCGGATGGAGCTCGAGATGGAAGACTTCAAAGCAATCGAAGCTGGCTTCGTGGAGAAAGCAGATCCAGTTGAGGATGGAGTCACCGAAGTGTGGTCTCTTTCGGAACCAGAAGAACAACCAGAGGAAGGCTTCGCTCTTGGAGTCAAGCTTGTCGGTGTGTACCCTGATCCTTACGTCGCACTTGCTGATGACGACATGATCCAGGAGTGCAAGAACGACGGAAGCGTGGGCATAGTTCTCAGGTGTACGGCCTGGACTTCCGCTACCGCTCCCGCTACCGGGAAGAAGCCGTCCGAGTCCGACGACAGATACACAACGCACATCACTTGCCTTTGCACCTCTGCTGGTGTACATGTTCTTGCTCGTTTCAACAACGAGGTTCACGAAATGAGCGAGACGAAGAGTGATGCATTCCGTTCAGAGAACAAACTAACAAGAGCAATAGCAACAGCCTGTTACGGCTGGTAGTCCAGCTACCGCTACCGCTACCGAAGCGCACCCCAGGGCAAGCATGCCATAGGCATGCTCCTCGGGGTGTTGCTCGTTATCCATTGGTTCTATCGCGCTAGGGCATAGGTCGGGGTCGGGGTTGCTAGTCGGTCGGGTCGGGGGTAGCGTCGCCCCCGACCTTCGCAGGTTCGCGATCTCTTACAGCGTTACCCTTCGGCTGTAAGCGAAGTGAGTTAGACACTTGGGCTAAACGGCACTGGCATACTGCCGTTCTAACGGTATGCCACATCAAACCAAACCAGTAAATAACCAAGGGAGAATAACAATGGATACCGTAACCGAAACGAGCAACGACCAGATGGTCGTTACTCCAGAGACCAAGCCCATGACGGCTTGGGAGAAGGCAGACTTTGCCTTGCAGTCAGGCGTAAACCGTGTGCTCTTACACGGATTGCCTGGTACAGGTAAGACCTTCTACGCAATGAACTATCACACTAACGACAAGCCGACTTATCGCTTGGTGTGTACGCAAGAGATGACAGACGCTGATCTCATTGGCGTTTACAAGCCAACAGCCATTGACGGTCACATGGCTCTCAAGTTCCATGAAGGCGTTGCCATTCAGGCTTGGAGAACAGGTGGTCGTTTGGTCGTAGACGAAATCGACAGGGTCAATGGCGACATTGAGTCAAGGCTCATGGCACTCATTGACACAGACTCATCGTCTTCTTGGCAACACCCAGAAACGGGTGAAGTCATCAAGCCTGCTAATGGCTTCAGCGTTGTCGCCACAATGAACGGCGAGCCTGAAGACTTGGCGCGAGCCATTCAGGACAGGCTCATTGTCCAAGTGCAGATCAACGAGCCACACCCTGAAGCCGTAGGGTCATTGCCCGAATACATCAGGGACTTGGCGTTGTCCATGTGCAGCAGAACCGATAAGGACAGGTACTCTCTGCGTAACTTCGTAGAGTTTGTGCGTGCTGTTGCCAACACCGGTAACATTCAGCGCTCAGCAGAAATCTGCTTGCCCCGTATTGCCGAGCAGGTTGTTGATGCTATGGCATTGGCACAGATGGAGAGCCTGTAATGTCTACGCCCAGACGGCTAGTAACGCCAGAAGCGTTACCCAAACGACCATTATTAGATCACAACAAGTACGAGCAAGGCTCGTCTGCTGCTGATCTCAATGGCGTTAGTGTGCAGTTTGGTACGCCCAAACGGTCACACTCCATCAACGCCCCTATTGGCGAAGGCTCATTGTCTAGGAAGTTGCGCCGTGTTGCTCTTACGCACGCACGCTTCTTTCTCCCAAAGGCAAAGACCTACACCAAGAGATGGGAAGTATCAGAAGCAGCACTCTCAACTGCTCAGCACATAGTCTCTTACGCTGTATACAGCCATGTGTACAACGATGATCCGACTATTGGCACGGTTCAGTTAGATGTTCTGACCCAGTTGCTGAAAGAGCCAGAGCCTACACCGGCGCTGTTGCTAGAAGCGGCAAAGTACGCAAACACTCAGGCTATGGCAACCCTGATAGCAAACACCGATGACATGTATCGGCAGGTTGCTCTTGGACAAATACAGAATGCTGTCCAACGGCTAACCGACCAGTACGGTTTCATCAGTTGCATCTTGCGTCTGAACTCTGACGACAAGTGGTACAGGAACCGAGCAATGTACATGTACAGGCGCTTGGCTCGCTTGCTTGACAGGGTGTCAAAGACTGAGAGCCAGAGAGTTTGTGAGGCAGATCAGGCTCAGGGCAGGAAGCCGCAAGGCAATACTCAAGAGTTCGGCAATGGTATGCCAACCAAGGGCTTTGAGTCCAACCATTGGTATCCATTGTTTGTTCAGAAGCCAGACCTAGAGATCACACACTCTGGTCTTATGGGCAGGAAACTTGGGTATTCAGACTCAGGCAAAGTGGTGCGTAACATCAGTCGGTTCTACACCGATGAACACAGGCGTTGCTTTGCCAAGAAGTCTCCTGCTCTTGGTGCTGTTGTGGTCTTTGACTGTTCTGGCTCTATGTCCTTGACGGAACAAGAGATGGAACAGGTTATGGCTGCTGCAGCAGGTAGCACCGTGCTCTGTTACTCAACAGGCGCTTACGCCAGCGACAACTACCCTAACGCTTGGGTCGTTGCTCGTAGGGGCAGGCGTGTACGACGCTTGCCAGAGTTCCCTGGTGGCAATGGGTGTGATGCTCCCGCTCTCAAATACGGTTTGGGCTTGCGCCAAAGCAGCAAGAACCCCGTCATTTGGGTATCAGACCAGAATGTCACAGGACAAGGCGATTATCACTCAGAGGCATTGCTTGATGAGTGCTTGCACCTAGTGCGCAGGTACAACATTCACGAAGCCAAAGATGTGCCAGAAGCAGTAAAGATACTCAAGTCACTACAAGGAAGGAGATAGCAATGGATAGCGAGAAGGAGTTGATGGATCAACTGCGCAACATCGTAGAGGCAGAAGACAAGCGTCTTACGCAGGAAGCCCGTGATGAAGCAGTGACCATAAGCAAAGGCATCTTTGCAGCATTGGACAACGAGTTTGCCGATGAAGAGAACAGCATCTTGCTCTATGTGGCGTCAGTCGATAATGACGAAGCGCTACAAGATCTTGAGGACAAGAAGCACATTGGGGTTGCAGAAGGAGACACTGTAGAAGGGTTGCGTAAGCGACTTCAGGAGTCAGAAGTCAGGGCAGCAAAGGCTGCTATGTGTATGCCCCCTGTCCCCAAGGACAAACTCGTTGAGTTGCTAGGTGATCAAACCGTAGTAATGATGTTGCATGGTTGGGCTAAGCCAATGGGTCTAGTTGCCAGAATCGTAAACGAAGATGGCTCTGTGTTCAAAGGCGTTTCATTCCCCAATGATCTTGCCTACGAATGGACTACGCCAGACGGCAAGTCTGAGTATCGCCATGCCACCTACGATCAGGAGATCCCAGATCCTGATGAGTTTGGTGGTGATGAGAACATGAAACTCATGCAGATCCTTGTCACGGCAGCGCAACAGCCAAGGGAACTGAAGCGTCATTTCCCTGATGCCTACGATGCCCTTATGGATAAGTCCATAGAGCACATGAAGAACGAATTACGCGACAAGGGTATCGACCCAGAGAGCCTTGGTGAGTAGATGATTTACCCACAAACGACAGAAGGGAGTTAGGTTACGACATACCCTTGTTGTATCTAATAGCCATACTGGTGTTCTTGCTTATAGCCAATAAGTGAGAACAGTTTGAGGGCTAACGACCCCATTGGGCAAAGGCACTACCCCCAGAGCCAATGTCCAATGGGGTTAGCCTTCCGCTACTAAAGGAGTAACACCATGACAGCAATGCCCAATAAGTGGAAAGACGAATACAACCATTATGTGAACATGGCTTCAGCCAATGGCGATGAAGCCGTAATGGACTATACGGAATACCTAGAGACCATGTTGGACTATCTCATGGCTACATCGCAAGAGTTCGTAGCCAATGTCGTAGACGCATTGGATACCTTCACCGATGGCGCAGAAGAACACATAGCCAAGCTGCATAACGCCCTAGAAGAACAAGCCGACTAGCGCTACCGCTACCGCTATTGCTATGGCTTTGCGCAATGGCGCATGGCGAAAGCACCGGTGGCGGCTGATCGCGCCATGTCCTAGTGCCATTGGGTATAGGAACGGGGCAGGGTTGCAACTCGTTCGGAGAGTCGGTAGCGTGGTCGGTGTCGGCAAGCCCGCCGACAACAACACAAAGGAGAAGGGCAATGGCAACAAAGCCAAAGACAGCAAGCCTTACGGTCGTAGCCGTAGGTGCTTGGAAGGTTCTGGGCGAGAGTCCAGAAGGTTCTAAGATCTTCGGTGCGAAGATCTGGGAAGGTCAGAATGTCACCGATGGGGACATTGTGCGTCTTCTCAAGTGGAACGGTCAGGCAAGTGTCCAAAGGGTGGTAGGCGAAGCGATCGAGATCGTGGAAGCCGACTACGCCAAAGGCACAATGGGTTACACGGTCTACGCCGTAGAGCCTGTAGCCAAGTAGCCAATAGGGGCAGGTGGATCCCAACTAGGGGTCTGCCTGCCCCACCCC